CAGACGATGTTGCACCAGCCACGGGATTGAGTGCTCCAACATCAGTATTCCAAACATATAATTCTACCTTCGGTGTTACACCAGTTCCTGATGCAGCGTATGAAGTAGAATATACCTATTGGAGTTCCCCCTCCAGCCTTGAATTATACAACGATGTAAGTGTTATACCTGAGAGATTCTCCCATGTAGTCATTGATGGTGCTATGATGTATATGATGCAGTTCCGTTCAAACTCACAGAGTGCTCAAATGCACCAAGCTTCTTTTGAAGATGGTATTAAAGCAATGCGTAATGTATTAATGGATGATACCTTACAGATGAGATCAACTTATGTTGTTAGGAATCGTCAGCTTACTTCTGCAGGGATAGCATAATAATATGGCTGACGAACTACTAGTACACAAAGTAATATGTCAGGGTGGCTTAGACACAAGTCGTAATGTATTAGCACAGGGTGAACAATCTCCTGGTAGTGCAACTCAGATGGTTAACTATGAACCTGCTGTAACAGGTGGTTATAGGCGTATTAATGGTTTTGCTAATTCATATGGCACAGTCGCAGGAGTAGGTTCTACTCTAGGTGTCAACGTAGTTGCTGGTATCAATGATGGTATCTTAGCTTGCCGTAAGCCTAGCTCTGGTAATAACTACTTACACCGATGGAACAACTCTACCTCTGCATGGGTAGCTGTTACCTGCGGTGGTTCACCTACAATGGTAGGGGTAAGCAAGGTACGCTTTACTAACTTTAACTTCACAGCAAAGAAGACTGTCCTTACAGATGGTATTAATCCTGCTGCTACCTATGATGGTACTACGTACACACAGATAACTCATGCTAATGCGCCTACAGATCCAAAGTATGCTGTAGACTACGCCAACCATTTATTCTTAGCAGGTGATCCTGCACACCCTAGTAAACTATTCTTCAGTGCTCCTTTAGCCGAGACTGACTTTGCCACGGGCAATGGTGCTGGTGTAATCAACGTAGGCTTTGACGTAGTAGCGGTTAAGCAGTTCCGTGATTCTATATACATCTTTGGAACTAACAGTATTAAAGCATTGAAGGGTACTAGCTCTGCTAACTTTACAGTCACAGGTGTTACACACGACCTAGGTTGTCTTGCTACGGATAGTGTTATTGAGATTGGTGGAGATCTTATCTTCCTTAGTCAGGATGGTATTCGCCCTATCTCTGGTACAAGTCGTATTGGTGACGTAGAGCTAGAGACAATATCTAAGAAGATTCAATCTGTATTCAATGACATCTCACTCCAACAAGACTTAAATGGCCTATCTTCTGTTGTAATCCGACAGAAGTCGCAGTTCAGGATATTCTTTTCAGCCTCTGAAGCTCAGGGTATCATTGGAGGTATACGAAAAGCCCAAGAGGGATTCGCCTTTGAGTTTGGACAGATACTGGGCATTGAAGCTACCTGTGCTGCCAGTGGGTACCTTGGACAATACGAATATGTAATACATGGCACATCTACAGGTAAAGTACATAGGCAGGAGACAGGAGATTCTTTTGCGGGTCAGAACATCTTTAGTATTTATCAGTCCCCTTTCCTGTACATGGAAAACCCTGAACAGCGTAAGATATTTTATAAGGTAACTACCTACCTTAGATCAGAGGGGAATAATGAAATTGTCCTGTCCACTGTGTATGACTATGATGATAATGATGCATATAACCCTAGTAACTATACAATGACTACTGTAGGTGCTTCAGCTTACTTCAATGAAGCTACTTATAATAGTACAGCAATCTATAGTGGTAACCCTTCCCCGATACGGACAACCAACATCTCAGGATCTGGTAAGTCCGTATCTTTTAAATACGTAACTAATAGCCAAGATGCTAGTCACAGCATACAGGGCTTAGTGTTAACTTATGGCACTGGAGATTTAAGATAAAATGGCTGGCTATACTAGACAATCCGTTGCAGACATAGTTGCAAACGCAGTAATCAAAGCGGCTCCCGTTAACGCAGAATACAATGCTATACGAGATGCCTTTACTCACGCAACTGGACATAAGCATGATGGTACTTCCACTGAAGGTGCTTACGTACCTCTCATTGCAGACGTTGATGCGTTAAATAAAGTAGTAGTTGATACTGCGAATAATCGTATTAGCTTCTTTGTACAAGTAGGCAATGGCACTGTAGAACAACTACGCATTCAAGATGGGGCATTTGTTCCTGTAAGTGATAGTGACATTGACCTTGGTGCCGCTGGTGCTGAGTTCAAGAATCTATACATTGATGGTATAGGTTATATTGATACCTTAGCTGTACATGAGAATGCTACCATTGCAGGTACACTAGGTGTCACAGGCTTATCCACATTAGCTTCAGTTGATATTAATGGGGGTAACATTGATGCTACTGTCATTGGTGCTGCTACTCCTGCTGCCGCTACAGTCACTACGTTAGTTGCAACTACTGCAGATATTAACGCTGGTACTGTTGACGCTACTATAGGTGGGACTACCCCTGCTGTCGGTACATTTACTTCTGTTATTGCTGCAACTGCAGACATTAATGCAGGTACTGTAGATGCTACTATCGGTGGTACTACTCCTGCTGCTGGTACTTTTACTGCAATTATAGCAGGTACTGCAGACATTAATTCGGGTACTATAGACGGAACTATTATTGGTGCATCAACGCCAGCAGCAGCTACCATAACCTCACTAGTCGCTACTACTGCAGACATTAATGGTGGTACTATTGACGGATCTACCATTGCAGGTGGCACGTTAAACAATGCTCAGATTGGTAACACTACTGCCAGTACAGTAGTAGGAACTACAGTAACAGCTAGTAACTTTGTAGGCCCAATTGCTGGTGCAGTAACAGGTAACGTAACGGGTAATACTGCAGGTGTTCACACTGGTGCAGTTACTGGTAATGTGACTGGTAATATCACTGCAGGTTCAGGTACAAGTTCATTTACTAATGTAACCATCAATGGTTCATTGAATATGAATGCTTCTACTTCTGCCACAGTAACTGGTCTATCTAATCCTGTTCAAGGTTCTGATGCTGCTACTAAGACTTATGTTGATGCCGAAGTTGCTGCAGTACTAGACTCTGCTCCGGGAGCTTTGAATACTCTAAATGAATTAGCCGCTGCTCTGGGTGATGATGCCAACTATGCTTCTACTACTACTGCTGCAATAGCTACAAAGCTAGCTAAGGCAGGTGGAACCATGAGCGGTGCCATTGCTATGGGTAACAACAAAGTTACTGGCATAGGCGCTCCTACGGCTGGCACAGACGCTGCACACAAGACATATGTAGATGCAGGTGATGCACTACAGGTACTAAAAGCTGGTGACACTATGAGTGGTGTCTTAGCAATGGGTGCTAACAAGATTACAGGTGTAGCTGATCCTACTACTAACCAAGATGCTGCCACTAAGGTCTATGTTGATACCATCCTTGGTTCAGCTACTGCTGCTGCTACAAGTGCATCTAATGCATCCACTAGTGAGACAAACGCAGGAAACTCTGCTACTGCTGCGGCTGCTAGTTATGATGCATTTGATGATCGTTTTCTTGGGTCAAAGAGTTCTAATCCTTCCGTTGACAATGATGGGGCATCCTTACTAACAGGCGCAATGTATTGGAGCACCAGTGCTAGTGCCATGAGGGTATACAGTGGATCTGCTTGGGTAGCAATGTCTCCTAGTGCTGCTGATCAAAGTTTAATTAATATTGTTGGTGGGCAGCTTACCGCTACGGAAGACTTAGGTTCTATAGCCACAGCAACTACTACAAGCGTAGGTAATAAAATATCGGTTGTAGGTAATGCCATTGCAAATGTTAACACTGTTGCTGGCATATCCGCTAATGTAACTACTGTTGCTGGTATATCTGCAAATGTAACCAGCGTTGCTGGAAATTCAACTAACATTAATTCTGCAGTATCCAATGCTTCTAACATAAACTCTGCAGTTTCAAACTCTTCTAACATAAACTCTGCAGTATCTAATGCTTCTAACATTAACTCCGCAGTATCTAATTCTTCTAACATTAATTCTGTAGCAGGTAATGCTTCTAACATTAACTCTGTAGTATCTAATGCTGCTAATATAAACTTAGCTGCTGGCTCAATAGCCAATGTTAATTTAGTAGGTGGCTCAATAGCCAATGTTAATACAGTTGGTGCTTCTATAGCTGACGTTAATAGATATGCAAATCAATACACTATTTCTTCTTCGGCTCCTTCTAGCCCTGATTCTGGTGACTTATGGTATGACTCTTCCTCTGGTGTAAACACTTTGAAATATTACACCAGTAGTGTATGGGCATCTATTGCTGCTGGCATAGCGTCTGTAGCTGGTGACACATCCCCTCAATTAGCTGGCACTTTAGATGGTCAGAATAACAACTTGACAAATATCGGTACTGTATCTGGTACTAACTTACAGATGGACTTTGGAGGTCTATAACAATGAGTAAATTACTACAACTACGTGGTGGCACGACTTCCGAACATTCATCTTTCACAGGTGCCGTACGTGAAGTTACTGTTGACACAACTAAAGACACTCTGGTAGTTCATGATGGTTCTACCGCTGGTGGTTTTGCCTTGCCAAGAACTGCCGCTGAAGTATCGGCCTTGATCTCTAATGATGCTATTGATAGTCAGCACTATGCGGCTGGCTCCATTGATGCGGAACATCTAGCTAACGATTCAGTTACAACAGATAAGGTACATTTAATATCTACATCTAGCACTCCCTCTTTGGAAGCAAGAAGTGATGGTACAACAGATGGTTACATACAGTTAAATTGTACAGTAAACTCCCACGGAATTAAACTTATGTCCCCCCCACATTCAGCAGGGGCGAGTTATACGTTAGTATTTCCTCACAATGATGGTGATGCTAACCAAGTATTAACTACAGATGGTTCTGGCATTATGAGTTGGGCTGGAGTTGGCTCAAACTCTATAACTGCTGGCGATGTGAACACGGCTGCTCTAGGTGCTGATGCAGTTACTGGGGCTAAGATTGCAGATAACGCAGTTGATAGTGAGCATTATGCTGCTGGATCTATTGATCTGGAACACATGAGTTCCGAATCTGTTGATGAAGATAACTTACATATCTCTAATGCAGGTTCTAATGGACAGTACCTACAGAAGCAAACAGGTAATGCAGGTGGCTTAACTTGGGGCACTGTTGATCTAACAACCCTATCAGGTGCTAACCTTACTTCAGGCATTATACCTACTGCTCGTATCAATGCTTCTAGTATTGCCAACGACTTAATTGATAGCCAACATCTTGCTGCGGATTCAATTGATGCAGAGCATTATGCCGCTGGGTCAGTAGATACTGCAGCCTTAGGTGCAGACTCCGTAACCACTGCTAAGATTGCAGACAGTGTTGCACTGGGTGGTAGCCCAACTACTACTACACAGTCAGCTGGAGATAACACAACTAAGGTAGCCACTACAGCTTACACAGATGCTGCTATTGCCGCCCTAGCTGACACAGCCCCTGCAGCCCTTAACACGTTGAATGAACTGGCTGCTGCTCTTGGTGATGATGCCAACTATGCTGCTACTACAACTACTGCTATTGGCTTGAAAGCACCAATTGCTTCTCCTACATTCACTGGCAACATTGGAATGCCTAACGCTTCCATTGACTTAGCTATGATGAATGTTAACTCTGTAGATTCTGACCAATATGTGGACGGTTCTATTGATGCTGTTCACATTGCTGCTAACACTATCACCGCTGGACAACTAGCTGCTGACTGTGTAGGTGCGAGTGAACTAGCAAATAATTCGGTGGGTTCTGCCAATATCATTGCTAACTCTATCACTGCTGGGGATATTGCTGCAGGGGCTGTTGGTGCTTCTGAGATTGGAAATGATGTAGTCAACTCACAGCACTATGCTGCTGGGTCTATTGACAACGAACACATCAACACAATGGCTGCTAGTAAGTTAACAGGTGCTTTACCTGCTATTAGTGGTGCTAACCTTACAGGTGTCGATCCTTTCCCTAGTGGCACAGTGATGGTGTTTTATCAATCTGCTGCACCCACAGGTTGGACTAAAAGCACAGCACAGAACGACAAAGCTTTACGAGTAGTCAGTGGATCAGGTGGTGGTACAGGTGGTACGCATGACTTATCTAGTCCACCAAGTCTTGCTCACACACACACTGCTGCAGCCCACACACACACTGCTGCGGCTCACACGCATACAAGTGCGGCTCACACTCACGGCAATAACCTGTCTGCTGCTGCTCATACATTGACTGAAGCTCAGATGCCAAGTCACCGCCATGCTGGTGGTTCTAACGTATATGTAGGTTCTAACGGGGTGGCATATACTGGAAAGAACTGTCAGTCAGGTCACAGTGCAACTGGTGGTAAGAACTATTGGGGCTATTATACAGGCGGAGGTCAATCTCACTCCCATGGTATGTCAGGTAGTGTAAGTTCAGCAACTCCGGGTGCTACGGGTTCAACAACTCCGGGAGCCAGTGGTTCAACAACTCCGGGAGCCAGTGGTTCAACAACACCTACATCATTCGCTCCAAAATACATTAATGTAATCATCTGCGCTAAAGACTAACTTATGATATAATAACAAGGATGTTATTTTTTTAATAAAGGAAAGTTATTATGGCAATGTTAGTAGAACACACCTGCCCATTAGGGTCTGAATGTGAAACAGCAGAGAACAACGTAATTAAGAGATGTGCTTGGTACACCAAGATAGTTGGCACTGATCCTAATACAGGTAAAGAAATAGAGGATTGGAGCTGTGCAATGTCATGGCTACCCACCTTGCTGATAGAAAATGCGGCACAATCCCGCAGCACTTCATCCGCCGTAGAATCCTTTCGCAATGAAATGGTTAAATCAAATGACTTGTCTAGGGCGCTACTTATCTCCACAGACAAACAGTTAATAGGTAATTAAGATGGCAATAGTAACAGTAATTGTAGAAGACAAGATTATTTTAGTGGATGGTGACGCTCGTGAGTGTGATCGTTCTTATCCAGCTAACTTATGGGCTATCCAATGGGACGGCACAACAGGAACTGCAGAATGGACAGATGGCCCTAGTACGACCATTGAAGCCGCTGACGTAGCTGAGTTTATAACGTCTTGGGAGGCGGAAGCCCCAGAAGAAGAAGTACCCTATACAGCTCAGGAGCTTATAAATGGGGAGAGTCTTAGATACTTATCCCTTACAGATTGGTATGTTATTAGGTTTTCAGAAACAGGTGTAGCTGTACCGAGTGATATAGCGTCACTACGAGTAGCAGCAAGAGCAGCAATAATTTAATTAATATCTTTACTTGTATGTAATAGTGTGGTAGTCTACTCAGAACCCCACCCCCCGTTGCATATAGGATATATAATGAAGATAAATAAGATAGTTATTGTAGGAGGAGGTTCTGCAGGTTGGATGACTGCAGCAGCCTTAGCTCACAAATGCCCTAACATTAAGTTGACCTTGGTAGAGTCCAACACTATAAATACTATAGGTGTCGGGGAGTCTACTTTAGGTCAGATCAATTACTACATGGAGCTGTTAGGCATTAAGGATGAAGAATGGATGGCAGCATGTAACGCCACCTATAAAGCATCTATACAGTTCACAGACTTTAGGGATATAGGGAGTACATTCCAGTATCCTTTTGGAGACTTTAGTGCAGCACAGGCTCAGCTAGACATATCCCCTTCTGAGTTCCTTACCTTAAGGGAGTTATATCCTGATGATGTTAAGGTGGAGAACTTTGGTGATTACTATAGCATAAATGGTTTAATGGCTCGTCACAACAAGATCAGTGGAGAGCCTTTACCCCAGTATGGTTATAACCCACGTAAGGATTTAGCATACCACATGGATGCTACTTTGTTTGGTCAGTACCTTAAGGGTAGATTCTGCTCTGACATTGAACATCTTATTGGGGATGTAGATGATGCTGAAATGGATGCAGTGGGTAACATAGAGAGTATTAGTTTAAGTACAGGTGAAGTATTAGCTGCAGATATGTTTATTGACTGTACAGGATTTAAGTCCTTACTTATAGAAAAGAAGCTAGGCGTTCCCTTTATAGAGTTTGAAAAGCTCCCTAACGATAAGGCAGTAGCAGCAAAAGTACCTTATGCTGATGAAGAAGATAAGATTAGTAAGCTACATAATGTAACTGATTGCAAAGGGTTAAGTAGTGGCTGGTTGTGGAACATCCCATTATGGGATAGGGCAGGTACAGGATACGTTTATAGTTCTAAATTCCAGTCAACAGAAGATGCAGAGGCTGAGTTTAGAAAAGAAACTAACTGGGACGGGGAAGTTAACCACATTGATTTTAGACATGGGTATCATGAGAAAGCTTGGCATAAGAACGTAGTAGCCATAGGATTGTCTTTTGGATTCATTGAACCCCTTGAATCCACAGGGTTGCTAACAACACATTCACTTATAATGTTATTGGTGCGAGTGTTACTCCGTAATGATGGATTAGTTAACAGTATAGATAGAGAACACTTTAACAAGCACTCAGTAAATGAAGTTGTAAGTTTATCAGACTTCGTTGCTATACATTATGGTCTTTCATCACGAAGAGATACACCTTACTGGAGATACGTTACAGAGGATGTAGAGTACAAGCATGAAGTTCTATCAGAGTCTGACTTCGGTGAGCTTAATTCATACCTACATACTAGTTTAGTCTATGTTGCCCTTGGAATGGGTTGGTCGCCTCAGCAATTGTTTGACGAGAGTATGTTTGAACCCTTGGACAAGGTATTGTGGGAAGAGAACAAAAACCTACTTACTACTTATACAGGGATTGTGGACACTTTTATTCATACGCTACCCACTCACTATGAGTATTTAGTTAAAAACATTTATAAAGATTAGGATTAAGTATGAGCAGAATACTCGTAGTAATTATAGGTTTAGCTTTACTGGCCCCTAGGCTGGTAATGGCTGAGCCAATAGTCACAGATTCAACTACTAAGAGTACTGTTCACACAACAGGATCAGTTACCACCACACTTAAGTCTCCACCACCATCTGCTATCTCCCCCTCTTTAGGTGGTAGTAACTCTGACTCATGTACAGTCGGAGTGGCAGGTGCGGTGCAGACACAGATATTAGGTATCTCAGCAGGAACGACAACCCGTGATCTTAACTGTGAGCGGTTGAAGAATGCAAAAACACTCTACGATATGGGTATGAAGGTAGCTGCTGTGTCGGTATTGTGCCAAGACCTACGGGTATTTGATGCCATGATTATGGCTGGAACACCTTGCCCATATAATGGAATTATTGGTGCTGATGCCAAGATCGCTTGGGAGAATGATGAAGGGGAAATCCCTAAAGAGGAAGTCATTACCAAGTACGACACAAAAGAGTTTTTGCTTAGTGTAGGCGGCTCAATCTTAGGTTTGCTTCTACTACTATGATTAGGCTAGTTGTTGCCTTGCTAGCGATCTACGCAACAAGCGCCCACAGCGAGTATCTATACGGCCTGACAGGGAATATGGCAGGCGCTGGACATACTTGGGGCATGAATATCGGGCCTAGTGGCTCACAAAGTTTAAAGATTAATGGGGTGTTTTATCAGTACACGCCAACCAAGAACACCGAAGATGACATGCTAGTTCATGTTAGGAACAAGCGAGTAGGTGGTGGTTACATCTTCTCAAGTACCGATGATTGGAGTGGGCTGCAAGGCGGCATACCCATTACTAAGGGCTTCGTTATAGATAACTTACCCATCGAGTTATGGGGTGACGGGTCGATTGACGTTGAGGGTACGGGATCGGTTGTTGATGCCAATGTGGTCTACAGCTACAAATACAATAACGACTGCCTAACGCCTATGTCAGACCCCTCTTGCTCTGGTTATATTGATGCAGTGCTGTCAATGATGGGCGAAAGTAAGGTTGAGGTTTACGACCCATTAGCAGATGAAAACATAGCTGATGTAATTGATGAGAAAGCCGAGTTAGATGAGGATGTTCAGCAAGAAGATGAAGAGAAGGCTGAAGCGAAAGACAGGTTGCAGCGCATGTTAAGCGGAGTCAATGACTCAATCCTTTACGCAAATGTAAGCTCCCAAAATCTTCTGATGTTTGCAATGTCTCGTAACAGTAATTTAAACCCTTATTACGATAAGAAGTTATCTGGTGGCACCTACAAAGAGACAGTTGTTCTTGATGGCGGTCAACTACCTGATAACAAGAAGGGCGCTAGAGCAGGACTAGCCCAGCAGATATTGCATACCAAGATGGTCAACTCTCAGTATGAACCAAAGGAATAACGTATGAAGAATTTACTAATAGCTGTTGTGTTACTCGCATCGTCCACATCAGTTCTCGCAGCAGACACGCCTATTGTAGGCAATGTCCAGACTCGGTGCTTAATCACGACTGACACCAATGGTGTGTTCGGCAACCCTTTACCTAGTAAGCTGAGTACAGCCTCAGCGGATGGGGGCGTGGTGCCTGTTGTTCGATACGATGTAACTCTGGCAGATGCTTATTTAGCAAAGGTGACAACCCCTACTGCGTTCAGCACAAGCCCATCTTTATCGGACTCTGTCACATGGACAGGCTCAACAGCAGTGAGCAAAACGTCTGATGCGGCTATGTCTGGCTATGAGGCAGCAAAGGTTACTTACGGCTCAACGACTCAGTTTGACTTAACGAAGGCTGGATCAACATGGTTCTCATCTACAGCTACGGCAGTGTACGGGGTGAGTAAGTCATTCCCAGGTGGTAGCTATACAGCCATCGTATTGGCTGAGTGTATTGCAAAATAACATGAAAGCTATCCTGCTCTTGGCGCTGTTACCTTTTGGTAATGCTATGGCCCATGAGATGACACCGACTTACCCAGTGTTTACTGAGTCGTTTATGGCAGGTATATCGGTTACAACGATGAACCTTTTTAACAAAAGGACAGATGTTTCATATTATGAGATCGGTGTATTTGACGATGAGTGGGAACCCATTCCGTTTGTGTCTCAATACACGATCATACCTATGGAATATTTAGACACGCTAGCCTTTGATGTTTATGTGAGCAACCTGTCTCTTGGTTCGGTCGAGTACATTTGTTCGGTGTCACAAGTACAGGCTGGGGCGACAGTATCGTCAAAGATTTGTTCGAGAATTAAATGAAGTGGCTAGTTGCAGGATATGTGCTTTTTCTATCACTACTGATGTTAAGCACCAATGTACTTGCAAATAACTCACTATCTCTGCAACTACCAAGCAGTAGTGGTAGCTATCAGTCAGATAAGTTTAAGACGGGCGATATGGATTGCTCCAATGCCATAGGTGGCACGATCAACCTAGAGTTTGGTGTAACGGGCATCATTAACAATGCGACCAGCCTGTGGTCTAGCTCTAGTGCATTGCCAAAGTCAAAAGATCTTGGTGTGTTTGCTAGGATCATCATGCCACTGAATGCACCTAAAGAGCGCATAAACTGCAACACACTTTACGAGCTAGAGTTAAGTAAAAAACGTCTTGAGATAATGAAGCTAGAAACAGAATTAAACGCCCTTAGACGGCTACAGTTAGGGGGATAGTATGGCAGAGATAGAGTATGGTGGTGTTAAGTTAGGCGGTAGTAAGCTACTCTTAGTAGTACCACTAATCGGTACAATAGTTGGTGGTCTATGGGGAGGCTTTGAAGCTTACCAAAGATACCTTAGTATGGAAGCAAGGATCAGTGAGTTTGTTACACCAGATCTCTCAGACTATGATAAGCGTATCGCTGTCATGGATGGGAAGTTTGCCGTAATAGACAAGACACTTGCCCTACTAAAGGATGAAATCTCCTCTATTAAGGATACCTCAGAAGGACAGTACATCACCATAAAAGACCTTAAGAACTCCATTAGGGATGATATCAACAGGCAAGAAAAGATTATAGATAAGGTAGAGGATGACATCTCAGGTATTGAAGAAGATGTTAGGGCTACCATAGATACAGCTGAAGGTCGCTTTGAAAGTAAGCGTGACCAGCTACAGAAAGATTACGTACAGAAGTCTGACACTATCCGTGAAGATGTAGAGAGAAAGATTACTGATCTGGAAACAAGATTGAATAAGAAGTTACAGCGTTCACTAGATAACCCGTTAGCTAATTAAAAGGATTTACATAATGTCAGGTATGTCAGACTTTGAAGCAGGACAGTTAGTACACGTAGTTATTCAACTCACTAAAGATGTTGAGAGTTTGACGGGTACCATGATTAAGCTTAATGAGAGGCTGGCTGTGCAAGAGTTACAGTTAGCTAAGGGCAAAGGTATGGCTGCAGGTGCATTAGCCTTAGCAGCCATTCTAGGAGGCCTCAGTGCCTACCTTATGGGTAAAGTATAATGGTCATATGCAAAATCTGTGGTTCGTATGATGTTAAAGCAGGGCATAATGTATGCAGGAACTGCACTAAGGGGAAAAAGTAATGGCTATAGAATATAGAGGGGAGAAGTTTGAAGGGTATAATAAACCTAAAGCTTCTTCTAAAGGTAAGAAATCTCATGTAGTTCTTATCAAGGATGATGGTAAAGATCGAATGATACGCTTCGGTGAGAAAGGCGCTAGCACAGCAGGTAAGCCTAAAGCTGGTGAGTCAGATGCAATGAAAGCTAAACGTAAATCTTTTAAAGCACGACACGCTAAGAACATTGCAAAGGGTAAAACTAGTGCAGCTTATTGGAGTAATAAAATAAAATGGTAGGAGGTTACAATGGGTTTATATTCAAACATACACGCTAAACGTAAGCGTATTAAAGCAGGTTCTAAAGAAACAATGAAGGCAGCAGGAGCTAAGGGTGCGCCTACTGCTAAGAACTTTAAACAAGCTGCTAAGACAGCAAAGAAAAAGAAGGTATAGACTATGAAGAAGAAAGGGTTACCTAAATCAGGATATATGTCAGGTGGAATGGCTATGAAGCCTACAGGATACAACATGGGTGGAATGCCTGAGAAGACTATGGGCTATGCCAAAGGTGGTTACGTAAACTGTGGGGCATCAATGAAACCTTCTCAGAAGTCTAAGGGGAAGTAACATGGCTAAGGGTGTAAAGCATTACTTAAAGAATGGTACAGAGTATAACGGCCCAGTCCATAAGACTGCAGGTATGGCTATGACAGGTGCTAAGCATACTAAGGCTAGTAAAGACCTGTTCCATAAGAAAGACTTATCAGATGCAGTAAAGAAGAAGATGAAGAAGTAATGTGGTCAATTGTTCCAAGGAGAAGTGATACATGAGCTTTAAACTAGGTAAGAACAGTATTAATAATTTAGTAGGTGTAGATGGAAGACTTATTGCAATTGCGGATCTCGCTATTACGCTTTCTAATATTGATTTTGGTATTCCTAGCACTGGTGGCTTGCGATCAACCGAGGATCAAGCCAAGCTGTTTGAAGATGGAGTATCCAAAGCAGATGGGGTCAACAACAAGTCCTACCACCAATCAGGAAAAGCACTTGATGTGTACGCTTACGTTGACGGGAAAGCTTCTTGGGATAAATTACATCTAGCACTCATAGCATCTTCAATGCTACAGGCATCAGCCCAGTTAGGTTATAAACTAAAGTGGGGTGGGCTGTGGAAGTCATGGCAAGATATGCCTCACTTTGAACTAAAGGATTAACTATGAGTTTCTTAAGTTTCTTAAACCCCATTGCGAGTATTGGTAAGACATACTTAGAAGGTAAGAACCAAGTAGCTAAAGCTAAGTCAGCAGCAGCCATTGTAGGAATACAGGCAGACGCTGATGTTAAGACAGCAGGGGCTAGGGCAGCTAACAAGTTGGCTGATGATGGACAGACACAAGATTTTAATTTAGATCTAGTAGCTATGCAGCAAATGGACAAGTCTTTTTTAGACGAGGTTATGATTGCCCTACTACTAGTTCCTATAGCAGCATCCTTCTTAGGGTATCAAGCAGAAGTTACAGCAGCATTTGAATCCTTTGCTGTTATGCCTGATTGGTATCAGTACTTAGTTATCGGTGTATACGTAGTTAAGTTTGGTATGCGTGGGTTACTTACAAAATTAGTATCGGGTAAGCTTGGTGGAATTAAACTAAAGTAATGGTAGACTTAATAGAATTTTCATGCTACTCTAGTGAAACCCCCACCCCCCGTGATACATATAGAATATACTATAAGGTTACGACTCTCTCTGTGTCTTCTTCCTTCCCTATTAATCATTCCTATAAGAGAGTATAAATATGCCTCAACAACAATTTACAGGTTTCACAGATGATCAGAAGATGCGTGTAGCATCTAAGCTTGGGCATACGGGAGACATAGAACAGTTTGAAAACTATTTGAATAGTAATCCTAACGCCATGAGTAAGTTTAATACTTTTAATAGTGCTGTTACTAAACGATATGCAGTTGGTGGAGCAGTAGCTCCTATGTTCTCTGAAGGTGGAGGAACCAATGAAGATGGTTCACCAAGATATAGTTGGGGGCCAGTTCTTCCTCCGGGTGAGCTTCCTATAGGTAAGACAGATCCTAGGATGGTTAAAGGATATACTCCACCTCTTACACCGAAGCCCCCAGAAGGTATTGACTATAATGAAAACAGTACAATAGGAGATATAACTTTATCTCAAAGTTTAGCTCCTAGACTACCAACGGGTAGCGTAGCTCAAGTTAAAACTACTGAAACTAATAATAATCAAAATGTTTCAACTAGTGGTACACCGCTAGGAACTTTACCTACCGCATCAGTAACTGGGGCTACATCTACTAATTCTGTAGCTAGTCCTACCTTATCTGCTAACACAACTGGGCCTGTAGCCAAAGCAGTACCAGCAGTTGAAACTTCTACATCAAAACTTGTAGCAGCTAAAGGTGAAATATCGGATGACTCTAAAGTAAATGCCGCACAACAGGTAGGTTCTTCCGTATCCCAAGTAGATGCAGCACAAGGTACAGCTACACAAGTAGAGGGCGCACCTACACGTACTCTTGAAGGTGGTGAGTTAGTTAATCCTGTTGCAGATGCACAGAAAGCAGCAGCATTTACTGAACAGATAACAGCAGCACAAGCAGACCCATCATCTAAATCTACTGTACAGGGGCAGCTTGCCACCTTAATGACCTCCTTTGATGAAGGTAATACACCAGCATGGGCAGCAGGGGCTATGCGTAACGTGACTGCACAGATGGCTGCCCGTGGTATTGGTTCATCTAGCATGGCAGGTCAGGCACTCATACAAGCAGCCTTAGAGTCTTCATTGCCTATAGCTACTGCTGATGCACAGACATACGCTAACTTTGAAATAACCAATCTTAACAATAGGCAGCAACGTGCCATGTTATCTGCACAACAACGTGCTACTTTTATGGGTCAGGAGTTTGATCAAGACTTCCAATCACGGGTACTGAACTCTAACAAGATTAGTGAAATAGCTAATATGCAGTTCACAGCAGATCAAGCAATTGTTATGGAAAATGCATCGGTAGCTAACAGTGTAAATCTAACAAACCTATCAAACCGACAAGCAGTTGTAATGGCAGAAGCAGCTTCTTTATCTCAGTTAGATGTTTCTAATTTAAATAATAGACAGCAAGCTGCGGTTCAAAGCGCACAAAACTTTCTTGATATGGATATGGCAAACTTATCTTCGGAACAACAGGCAACTATGTTTAAAGCACAGTCTAGTGTATCTACTATACTATCTGATGTAGCCGCAGCAAATGCTTCTATGCAATTTAATGCTACTTCTGAGAATCAAACAGATCAGTTTTTTTCTAACCTTACCAGTAGTGTATCCCAGTTTAATGCAACTCAAAAGAATGCCATGAGCCAATTCAATGCAGGTGAGTCCAATGCGTTGAGTAAATTTAATACCGAAGTTAAAAATCAAAGAGATCAATTTAATGCTAGTAACAGTATGGTTATTAATCAGTCTAATGCACAATGGCGTAGGCAGATAGCTACGGCAGATACTGCTGCTATAAACAGGGCTAATGAAGTAAACGCTAAAGCTGTATTGGATATAAGTAATGTAGCATATAACAATCTGTGGCAAGAACAACGAGATGAAATGGACTGGGCATATAAGAATGCAGATAGTGAAATGGAGCGCATGACAAAAATAGCGGCCTCTTCAATATCAGCCGCAGCACTAGTAGATGCAGCAGCATTAGAATCTAAGGCTGCGCAATCATCAAGTTTAGGTAGCAGCATTATGGGAATACTAACTACTAATCTAACAGGTACTGTACTAGATGGGTGGGTATAGAAACAAAATGAAAGGAGCTAAATATGAGTAAGCACGTTATAACCGCAATGCGTAGCCTTGAACCCTACTTAATATCTGATGAAATTTCTGATACTACTAAGGGACTAGCTGGCAGGGTTACCCCCTCACCTTCTGTTAAAACCAATAATGATCCTAAACAAACTATTGCTAATTATGTAAAGATTATTAGAAATCAAAGGAATACGTATGGCAAATGAAGCTATTAATGTTATGGATGCATCCATTCCAGGACAATCTCTTACTGGAGAAGTAGGATCTAAACCTTGGGAAAATCCCCCTAAGTATAATACTGTAGTAGAGGCACTAGATTTTTATATAGGACAGTTTGCTAAGCCTAAATTATTAGGCCCACTGCTAGATCAAGTAGAAGCTGGAGTAGCTATATCAACTATAGTTAATGCACTTCAGACAGCAGCAGTGATGGAGGGTATGCATACACTAGATGTAGGGTTATTAGCAGCCCCTGTACTAGTAGAGTATCTAGCATTGCAGTCTGAAGAAGCAAATATTAAATTTAGTTTAGGGGGTGAAGACTCTGATATTCCTAGTCCTGAGTCTATTGATGTTTTAGTAGACAGCTTAATACTAGGTGAAGCTCCTGCATATGTTCCTAATAAAGCAGAACCTATGCAAACAGAACCTATGCAAGAAGATACTATGGATGCACCCGAAGAGTCGGCAGGTTTAATGAGTAAAAGGAGTCAGTAATGGGTTTTAATTTAGGTAGTTTTGCAACAGGTGCGCTTAAGGCCTTATCCGATAATGTTAAAGAGCAGTCAGATACAGCAGACAAAGACGCTAAACGATATCTTGAAGCTGGTATAGCAGAAGGTAAAGCAGCTACAAAGGCGTATAGGGCTGAGAATAAGACTCTAAAGGAACTGGGAAGTCAGTTAGACGCTCAGGGTTTTACTAATAATCAAATCAAACTAGTATTAAAGGGTGGCAAAACTTCTACTCAAAACTTTATAAAAGCTGTGAGTGATGCAAAGAGCCTTGGTGATCCTACAACAGACGTTGCTTCATGGGTAAACGTAGCAGGTAAACCTTCAAGTGCGTCATGGGAAGATTACATTACCACTGTTATACAGGGTCGCCCTGATAAAGATGCTGCTGAAAGTTATTACATTGCCCCAAAGAATAATAGCATATTAGGTTCTTATTTAAATAATGGTTCGGTTGCAACTGGCAACGGCAATAGCCGATATGACCAACAAGCTGCAAAGATGTCTGCTGGTATGGGTATTAATGTAAAGGATGTAGTAGCTGCTGGAACAGGTAACATGGTATATGATGATGCCAACCAAGTCTCAGGTACTATTCAAACTAAAGACCTACAGCAAAGTTTATCATTTTCAGAGGCTAAGAAACTTTCTAAATACCTATCCGACACTAGGCCAACTAACATTAATCTGCTTAAGTTACAATTGGATGCTGCAACCTTTGATGGGGAACGGGATGAAATAAATAAAAAAATTCTATTAGAAGAAGATAAGGTACGTAGAATAAAAGCTGAACATGATCTAGTAGTTGGTGAGTGGAAGCTAGATAATAATGCTTCAATAAAAGTATTGAAAGCTCAGGTTGCAAACGCTGAAAAGACAGTGCAAATGATCAACGTACCTGATGATTATAAAAGTGGCATAATGTTATTTCAACATAAGTACACGGAAGAAGAGAAAAAGGGAGATGCTGCAGATCCAGAAAAGTTAGAATTTTATCAATCTAAAGTAGATCAATACAAGTTACAGTACGTTGACCTTACTAGTATGATATCAGGTGCTAGTCAGAGGCAATCTATAAGCTCTCTTAGTACTGCTTTTGACACCATGTTTCAAGACGAACTAATAAAATTACAAGGTACAGATAATAGTAATTATAAACTAGTTCAGACTGCTGATGGAGGACAAAAACCTGTATTTGTAGGTAAGAGATCTGACGCAGCAAGACAAACATATCTACAAGCTAGGGCAAACGCTACTGAAAGATATCTCTTAGCCACACAAGGTTCCACTGGCCCAAGCTATACTATGATGCTGGCAGTAATAGATGGGCAGGAAGAGGCTGCTGCAAGGGAGGAAAAAGAGTATCGTAAAATTAATGATCTAGGTTCAGTAACAGAGGATATGTTTAAAGATGATAGGTCAAAATTAGAAATGAAAGCACCAGGAGGAGCTTCTAACTGGGATGGAGAAAACTCGTCTGGTTCTATTATAAATATGGCACAGGCTAAGAATTATTTAAAACAGGGAATTAGCGTGGTGTTTGATGAAAAGGTGGATAAAGTATCAACCATAGATCCCGATCAATCTTATATAATTAAGTTTAAACGTAAGAATGGTTCCACAATATTTAAAGAAATACTGGGTAGTCAATTAATTAAAAGCTTTAACAGTCAGGCAAGTACTACGGGCCTCATGAGTAAAACCAAAACAGCATAAGGTGAATATATGAGTGACCTAATAGATAATGAAGATGCTTCTTTAGATGAAGTACAGCTTGATGGGCTTACCAGTAATGAATCACTGGAAGCAGACAAGGAAAAACAACTAAAGATTGATCAGTTTTTTAATGACTCTGGTAATACTATTTCCGATGATTCTTCTACAGAGGCTACTAGCCTTATGGCAAAGCCTGAGGATTCTTCAATTAGTCTTATGGAATCTGGCGAAGAAAATTATGATCAATCCGAAATGGATGAATTTCTAAACTTGTGGAGTGACTCCGAACCCTCAGTTAACTCAGGCACAGTAGCCACAGATGTAGACACAGGAGTTGATGAACTTCAAAGCTTGTACACGATAGAAGACTTAGGGGATGCTGAAGGTGATCTAATTGATAACAGTCAGATTACTATAGACTTCTTTAATACAGATGCCGTACAAAGAAGCATGGGCGAGTACATGGTAGATCGCTACGGACAGGGTGGTGCTAAAAAAGAAGGTGAATCTAAAAGTGACTACGCTGATAGGTTCTTTAGCAAGATGCGCTGGATGGAACATAACATGGGCATGACAGGTCTGGGCCTTGCATGGATGTCTACCGCAGAAGAAGAACAGAAACAAAACTTTGGTTTTCTTTATACTGCTTACACTGACATGCCATCTTTCCACGAAGAAGGTGGGGGAAGTAGTTGGAACGTAATAACCGACAGCATAATGGCTGGTGTGTTTGATGCTACCAACGTAGCCACCTTAGGTGCTTCTATGGGTCTGAAGCTCGTAGGAGGACGCATGGCTGCACGTACAGCACTACGCTATGCCATACGATCCAATGCAGGTAAGATAGCAGGAGCAGTAGCTGGTGAGAGCCTAGTAGGTATGATGCATGAGTCAGCATTACAATCTATTCAAGTAGAAGCGGATATGCGTACTGAAAAAGATTGGAGCGACATTGTATGGGCAGGTGCCATTAGTGGTGCTATAGGTGGTACTATCAACATGGGTAGTCTTTGGCTAGGTGCTAGGGATAAAACTTATGCAGATAAACTTAAATCAAAAGTAACCGCAGCATACACACCTGATGCAGACAACATTGATGCGGCTGCTAGGATAGAGGAATCCCTAGCTGGTATGGATTCTATATTTGATGTTGTTTATGCCAGAGGTATGATGGACGATGCTGGCCCTTCCAGTGACGCTTTGCAATCGCAAGTAACACCAGAGGTATTGAAAGAAGCTAAGGCAGTTATAGGTAAGCTTATGATAGCTGTGCCGCATTTCCAACCTGACTTTGCTAAAGGAGAAAAAGTATCAGATGCAATGTACAGAGTATTTGATGCACTTGCTTTGGGCATTAATAGTGGTGACACATCAAGGTTAATAACAGATGCTGGTATAGACATTGGGGATTTTAATAAGTCTGTAACTGCACTTAATAAAACTCTTGCAGATAATAATATAGATATAGCTGAGTTTGGAGAGATTACTAGATTCACACAGAATCAATCTGCTCTGGTTCTTACTGGACTAAGCCAACTATCCAAATCTGTTAGGAAGATACAAAAACTAGCACCAGAAGTATTGGAGTTCCTAGAAGAACCATCTGCACAAGACATACACAATGCAACATTTGGTCGTTCTGTTATACCGAATTTAAGTATAGGAGAAACAGCATCTAAATGGGACAGAATACGAAGGGCTATATTAACATCACAGCCTGTAACCTCTGCACGTAATGCATTCTCTGCAACAAACTATGTAATGTTTGATACTGCTAGTGAAATTTTGTTGAATACAGCTGATGGTCTAGGTAAAGCAGTAAGGGCTGTAGGAGAGGGCAACGCATCTGTAGCTGGCACTGTAAAAGGTACAAAGGATATATTCGTTAACTCGTTTGGTTTGATAGGTAAGTTAGGTGACACAGGAGTAACCAGAGAAACTGCAGAGGCATTATTGGAAGGTCACCCTGCATTACATCAAATTTTATTACGTACTACTCAAGAAGCAGGTACTAACACACTACCTAAAGTAGTAACTATGCTTAACTCTCTTAACATAGCACAGGATCAGTTTATTAGATCCGCAGTTTTTGTGGAGAGTATTGAGAGGCAGCTTAGAGGTTCTGGTACGGACATTATGCAGATACTTGGATCAAAGAAGCCTATACCTACAAGCGTAGTAAAAAAAGCAGTAGATGATTCACTACGTGCTACTTTTGCTGATGTACCTAAAGGCGGCCTTGCACATAAATTTGTATCCTTTGTAGAAACTCTACCTTTTGTTCCTGTTATAGGTACAGCAGCATTTCCTTTTGCTAGATTTATGGCAAGTGCATTGAGTTTTCAATATAAGTATTCCCCTGCTAGTTCAATAGGGGGTTTAGTGAGAATGTATTCTTCTAGGAATATGAGAAAAAAGGGGCAAAAAGGTTACGTAAGATTAAATAAACAAGCTAAGAAAGATGTAGCAGACTCCGCAATAGGTACAGGAGCCTTAATAGCAGCGTACTACTACAGAGCAAATAACAGAGATGTACCTGTAGATGAAATGAGGATAGAAGGGCAAAATTCTACCATGAATATAATGGCTTTCTTCCCCCTACCTTTCTATATGGCGGCAGGTGAGATGTTATTTCAAGCAAGTGATGAAGGTAGAGCAGAAGAAAAAGAAGTAGATGTAGCAAAGATAGTGCAAGGTTTTACAGGCGCACAAGTACGTGCTTCACAGGCCAACGCATACATGAATTGGATGTCAGAATCAGCACAAGATGCGCTGAAAGGAATGGAGGGTACAGCAGGAGAGAAGTTTGGAGAAAGGGCTGGCAAGTTTGCAGGAGAAATGGTGGGACAGTATGCTACTACAGGTCGAGTACTCCGAGATGTGCTTGGGGCTTTTGATGCAGAGATGAATGTGGTACGTAACCCCAATGTAATAACAGGATCAGGTGGTGTTGAAAGAGGGCTAGATGCATTTAAAAATCAGATCATAAAGAATCAACCCTATATATCAGAGTCGTTACCTGCTCAAGTTTCCTCTACTAGGACAGAGGTTATAGATGGGAAAAGGCAAGCTGGCATTATGAGAAGACAAGCACCTTATCTAACTCAAATGACAGGCGCAGGTATTTTACCTAATGCTACTAAAATAGAAAGAGAACTCGTTGATATGGGATATCCCCTGTGGACTATATCCCCTCGTAAAGGCGATAGTCAATATGATGCAGCCGTAAAATCTCACATGGCTATGCAAATAGAAGAAATTATGGGGTCACTATTTGAATCAGACTATTACAAAAACATGACCACAAAAGAGGATAAGATAGTTGCTATTCATGAAATGATGAAAGTAGTTAAGGTAGAAGCACTGGAACCTGCTCAAGCTGAAATGGGTGAAATAGAAAACACAACGAAATTTAATCCCGTAGACAGGGCAGCTTGGGGTAGGGTTCCTAAAGTTTATAAAGATAAGGTAGAAAGAGATTACTTTGAAGAGTATGGGGTTTCTATCTCCAACGATGGGGCGTATTTACAAGCTTTAGATTTATATAAAGATGCCCAAAGCCGTTTTAAGCAAAACTAAGGAAGCCAAATGAACGAAGAATTAAAAAATAAATATCCTAATTTATTTGGATCTAGCTTCAGTAAAGATGATGCATACGGGGCTGTTGCAGATGTAGTTGCAGACACTGTATCTGGTGTGGTTGGCCCTGCTGCTGCGGCTGTAGGTTCTATGGTAGATCAAGCACTCACTAATAAAAATCTAGTAGATCTACGCAGTAATAAGGAAAGGTTTGCTAACATGTTAAACTTTGAACCTCGCTCCAAGGCAGGTGCAGAGGCTAGTGAATACTTGCAAGGTAAGTTAGGTGAGGGTGCTGCTGCTGTAGAGGAATTTTGGGGAAAGTATAAACCTGATTCTTTACTGATGATGGATACTGCTATTGATATAGGTACTAAGGCAGTTAGAAATCAAATGTCAGAACGTCAACTTAACATGGTAGACAATACCATAGAAGGTGCGGAACTTATCGGAGGTGCAGTAGGTGCAGTAAACAAAGTAGCTAGGGCTATACCTGACCTACCACCTGTTGACCCTGATTTCCTAATGCCTCAGGCTAATATGGCTACTGCTGGTGTACCCTCAAGTGTTACACCCGAACTGGACGCACCTGTATCTACTCAAGCTATGGTAAAAACAAGTGATGATGATCAAGACATTGACTTTGATGATGACTATGAAGCAAATGATGCTGACAATCTGAAAGAGTTAGAAGATGATATGCGTATGTCAGATCAGGAAGAAAAGTTTGCTGCGGTTATGGCAGCTAGTGATCCTAATACGCCTGATCCTTATATGACCAATGAAGACATGGATTCTGTTGAACTACAGAGAATTTCGGATGAACAGTCTAGCTATGAATCATCAGGTGCGGAAGTTGAGGACTTAAATATAGCCAATCAAACTGTGGAGGATTATGTAGGTGGCTTAAGAGATGGATACGCTAACATGGAGAAGCAGTCACTACTACATCTACGTGACAATAAGATAGCAGAGGTTAAGGTTCTTAAAGAATCATTTCCAGACGTACCTGAGATAGTCTTAACAGAGGCACTGACGAAGTTCAAACGTCCAAAAATAACAGAAGATAATAAGCTGGATGCATTTGTATACCTAGCCATAAAGCGCACAATAGAGGCTAAGAGGTATAGGAAAGACAGAATTGGGGTTGATAAATTTGCACCTTCCCCCACTGGTGATGATTTAATTGAGTTAAACAAGGACATTGATGCAGAATTAGATATGATAGGATTGTCAGGAACAGACTCACTTAGTAACTTCTTTAACAAAGATGGAACAATAGATGTACAGGGAATGAAAGATTCACTCAGTCCTTTTGCAGATCAGATGCCCCTTGCAGATTTAGCAGACGAGTTGGATGATTTCGGTGGATACTATCGTGCTTATGATCTCACTGACGCTACCGCAGTAAGTGATATGAAATCCTTAATGAGTAAGGAACAATCTAGGTACTCCAGATTTAAAAAGAAGATGGGTAACAGACCCGATGTTACCATAATAAAATCTAAATTAGGTTGGGCAGACGAGTATGAAAAAGGATCAACCCGTACATTCCAAGATGGGCAAGAGCGAGTTGAGAATAAAAATAAAGTAAATGAAAAGCACAGTGAACTTCAAGACGGATACATGTCTACTAGCACCAACATGAATTTCACTACCAGACAAAAAGCATTTGGTGGAGATCAAATAGGTAATGTTAAGTACGCCACTATCCCTGCCGCAGACTACGCTTATCAGACCTATAACATATCTCCTAAACTATACGACACTATAAATACAGCTAACACCCCCAAGGCTGCTGAGAATATGGCAGAGTATCAATATAAAGGTAAGAGAGCTAGACTATTTGATGCCTCCCTTACAGGTGGTACTAAAGGTAGGGGTGTTAAGATACCACACAGTAAACATTTAGAAGATGAAACTGCTTTTGCATCCCCTATGGATATGGAATTTAAGAATGTACTAGACAATCCAAAGCTTAAGGCTGAGTATAAAGCATCTTCTGAGGCTAACAGGAGACTAACAGGGCCGACCCAAGCTAAGTTTAGGGATGAACTGTATGGCCTAACGGATAAGACAGCTACAAAGTCTCGCCTTGCAGGTTTAAAAATGTGGGGCATTGAAGAGGGTACCGCAAGAAAGATTTCTACCTTACAGAGAGTGTCTACACTAATGGATAGGGTAACTGATCGCAAGGATACTAAGCTTGATTTGTTTCAATCTAAAACAAACAAAAATACCATGTTAAAAAACACAGATAAACTAAGTCCAAAAGCAGCACTAGTAGTGTATAAAGAATGGAGGTATATGCTTAATGAAGCTGCCGACAGTATAAAGCACAACAGAGGGATGGGATCTAGGGGGCCATACGTAGGTATACTAGAGCAGTTTACTAGTCATGCTGGTTTTAGAAACCCTGATAGGTTTCAGATACTAGCTGACAGCTTACCCAAAGAACAAGCTGATAACATGCTACAGCTTAGAGAAAATCTATTGGGTTTAAAGGAGTCTAAATTTTCTACGGGGGAGTTTGGTGCAGAAAAATACCAAAGTGAAAGACTACCTGCCGCTAATGCTATAAAGGAACTAACACGTAAGTTTAACGAAGGTGGTTTAGTAGAGGATGAAATGGAGAACATGTTTGGATAGTACATAAACTCCACCCAAAGAAAAGCCCCAAAGCTCTTGACAGCAATGGGGCTTTTTACTGTCTAATCCTTGACAGTACAGTAGTACAATGCAATACCTATGTCACTAAATGATTTCACATGCACCTCCTGCACATGCTGCCTCACCTGATAGGTCAGTCTCGTCCTCCGCTTCTATCACCTTAGTAAGATCAATACTGTTAAGGCTACTCTCTAACATATTGAATCGTTCTTCTGTGATGTCCTCAAAGGGAGCTTGCGTATATGTACCTCCGTTGTATGGTAGTACCGCAATGCCATTGAAGGTGTTACGATTCTTCCACATCCATTCTCCTACGTCAGGCCATTCATCATCCTTGACAGAGATAGTGCAGCTTACGTTGTGTGAGTTCTGCCCTTCTCTATGGCCTACCTGAACCCAATCTGTGTTGAATATACGTACACGTTCCAGTAGATCTAACGCATTCTCAGTGCGTAGTATAGAGCCTTCAGGAGCCTTCTGTGGTATCTCTACTACAGCCTGTTGCTCTGGGTTAAAGTACTCGTCCTCTATTAACTCAGGGTGGTGCTTAGCTAAGTGCTGATAGAGTGCTTCATTCTTTCCTAGTCTCTGTCTACGAATGTAATAATCATTATGCCAAGCATGGATGCCACTACTTGTACCAAGTACGCAACTAGAGGTGCCTGATGGCTTGACAGTAGTACACCTAGCACTGACATTAATATTAAGAAGGCCAGCAACACGCTCATTCTCTTCTTTAACAATCTCAGCCGCTTCAGCGAGGTCATAGGATAGTATAACGCCAGAGCCAATTCCAGTTTGACCGACTCCAATAAGAGCATCACGCTCCGTGGCCTCTTTCCATACATCCCTGAGATAATGGAAGTCAGTGTATCCAGCTTGCAGCGTACCAATAAGAGCAGCCGCTTTAGATCTTTCATTCAAGTCCTCCTGTGAGGTTATGTCACTTACGTTTAGCTCAACTAAATTGCAGAACTGGTATGGGCGTAACCCGATTTCGCAACATGGATTTGTCCCCCAATCTTTATCATTACTGAAGTAGACCCCAGGCTCACCTGATCCGCTAGCTTCTACACGCTCCCACAACTTAAGGAAATCATCCTTGGTAGCACGATGCCGTAAGATAACAGCACTGTTGTTAGCACGACCACGTTGAGGGTTGTCTACGTACCACTCACCAGCCTTGCTGGACATCATATCAAGATCATCCATGCTGAACAGGGAGATCAATGCTGCCCTACGTATGCCACCTGCAAGTACTGCATCTGCAATGTAACACATAAGGTCATGCACTTCTAATGTACTAAGGTTACGGCCTAGCGCATTGTCTAGCACCTTAGTGAGTTGATGAATACAATCCTTCAATGGCTGAGGGCCAGGTGCCTTACCACCTGAGGTAATCAACATAGCACCCTTAGGGCGTATGTCACGATAGTCAAACTCAACTTCCATAAGGCCATTGAAGTAAGACTCCATCAGTACCTTCACTGCGTCTGCCCAACCTTCAATGTTATCTGATACTAGGAACCTACGCTTACGCTTCTTAGGGCCACGCACTTCAGGTAACTGAGTAACATGGTGACGCTGTACTGAATAGCCTACACCTGTGCCACCTAGTAGTAAGAACATAGTCTCACTAAAGGCTTCCACCTCAGACACTGGAAGGTAAGCACAGTTAAAGATTCGGTTAGGTGCTAACTCTATAGGTGCGCCACCAAACTGTAGTGAGCGCATAGATGGTAAGGCTTTCTTCTCATACACAAACTTGTATGCACTCTCAATGTCTTCTACCATATGAGGATACTTACGCATGTGCATTTGTTTGTTACGGGTTACTAACTCTTCCCATGTCTCACGCCTCTGTAAGGTTGGGATGTACTTAGCGTACTTAGAGAAGACTGTTATGTCTGAGAGTATTTTATTTGTTACGTGCATAATCTATTATTCCTTTTACTATCATATGGATAAAGAACCCCAGTGTTACAAGATATATTGCAGATAATAGCCACACTATATAAGCCTCAATTTGTTGGGTTGTACAGTTATACTGATTTTATGAAAGAAGTCAAGCACTATTTAAACCTTTATTAAAGTTATCCATGAAGTGTTGCATCTTACTCTCATAAGTATAAGCAAACTCATTCTCTAGTAGCCAGTCTTCCATACATCTACGTGTGCCATTCTTTCGTTTCTGTGCGCCAGGAAGTGCCACGTTCTCTGAGTGCAGTACAAATACTATGACAGCCATTGGGTTTGATTTACGAACATGGATGTACTTGTCCATTTCATGCCGTGTTCTGAATCTTCCCTTGACTTCAAACCATACGTTACCCATCACCCCATCGGGTGTGTACTTCCTATTCTCTACGACCTCATAGTCCACCTTGATGGGTTCGTAATCTATATCCTTCATAGGGCCATCAGCAAACAACCTAAACTCTAACCATGATCGGTAGGGTTTAGGCTGGTCACGATTCATGGCAAGGTAATCACTCCATGATTGGTAAGGTTCTGGTGGTATGACCTTACATTTAATGCCGCATGTTTTACCTAGTATGCTAGGCGTTACCTTGCGGTGCTTAGGTTTCTTCTCCTTCTTAATAGGGTATCTCATACTAGGTTATCCAGTAGCTTATTGATATACCAACGGCACTTCTCTAGGTTAGTACGTGCATCCTGCTTCTTGTTAGCCCTCCATGTGTACTTGATTATGTTACCTTTACAGAAACCTTGAAACTCTTCTGCACTTAATGCTGACTGTATAGCGTCAATGCATTCTACTCCACTAACTCCCTCCGACTTATAGTGGTTGGGATGATTAACTAAATCCTCTAGTGCATCATCTAAGCTAGCGGTTAACTCTGGTACTACATTCATTAGCCATTACCTCCGCATTTAGTATTGAAGTCTAGTGTAATAACATTACCTTCTCTGCCAACAATGCTAGAGGATGTACTTGGTTCCTCACTTTTGATTCCTAAGTCATCCAGTAAATCTTCTGTGTACTCAGCTAAGGCTTCGTCAAAGTCTGGGTTGTCTTCACAGAACTGTACCATAGCTGCCATCTTGTAGGCTAAGAACATAAGCTGTGCATGAGTTGAATCATCTACATCAGGCATATGGTTGCTGAATACAGACACCTCAAGACTAGAGTGGGTATCTGCATCATCCCTGTCAGATTCCACAGGCCGCATTAATACTCCAAAGTCATTCTCTGTCATGTCGATCATGCTGCTTCCTCTTCTATATGAATGTAGTTAACCATTGCAGGAACCTTAGCCTTTGATGGTATGGATGGGCGTTCTACTAGAGTATCCCAACACTTGTACTTATGCTGACAGAATCCACACTCAATGCTAAGAGTTAGGTTACCTGTCTCTACCTTACGAAACTTTTCTTTGATGGGTTCGTAACATCTCTCAAAAGAATCTCCGTCTACTATGCGATTAGCCTTATCCTCTAGCTTATCTAACTCAGCTTGCATATCAATGCCGTCAGCAGTTATAAACTTGAACTGACCATTTGCTTTGTTGATAACTATCCAACCACCTGCGTCTAAGTCTAACGCCCTACTGTACCCTACTAGCTGCCCTACATACCCAAAGGAATCATGTTCCTTAACAGTAGCAAAGTCTATCCACTTGTTTGCATAAGCCCAAGGACTACAAGATTTGATATCCCATACAGCACCATCAATGATAAGGTCAGGCGTACCATTGATAACATGCTTACCTAAGTTAAGCTTTAAGTGTTCACCATCCTGCCATATTACACCAGCCTCAGTGAGGATACCTTTCATGA